TATCCCCAGATGTTCACTGCCTGGGCATCAGGTGCTGACAAAGAGGCTCGAGCTTTCTCCCTCCCAAGCTACACTAATGTCTACCTGTACCCAGGCGGTGCTCGAGATCCAGAGATACTCAGGCTGAAAGAAGTATCGAGTGATGATTTCTTCATGGAACGCATCGAAGGAAAACCATCACCGCCGAAAGGACTTGTGTTCCCCGAGTTCCGACCCGACCTCCATATCGAGGAAGTCGAATACGAAAAGGGAGAACCCGTGTACCTGTGGATGGACCCCGGTTATGCAGGCGCTTACGCCGTGGAAGTTATCCAGATGCGCGGCGAACAGGTCTGTGTTATAGATGAGATATATGAACAGGGCCTCGTGACCGATGATATAATCGACATCGCACAGTCGAAGCCGTGGTGGCAGGATGTCCGGTTCGGGGTTATTGATATCGCGGGGACGCAGCACCAGGCAATGGCAGCTCCCGCGGAAGCATGGCTCGATAAGACAGGGCTTTACCTGTCCTCCCAGAAGATACGGATCAACGAGGGGACGGAAAGGCTGAAGGGCTGGCTCAAGGTTAACCCTTCCACACACGCTCCGCGAATCGTGTTCCACCCGAAATGCTCAGGGATACTCAGTGAGTTTGGTTCTGCTCCCAATCCTTTTGACGGGCAGACAAAAGCGTACCGCTGGAAGACTGACCGGGAAGGGAATATCGTTGGAGATATCCCCGATGACAGGTATAACCACGGGGTGAAAGCTATTATATACGGGCTTATAGACAGATTCGGGTACGGGTACGTCGAAGGACGTGACCGCATCCGGGTAAAGAGGTGGTCTTAATGGCACGCCGGAAGCCGGAAGATATTATAGAACTCGTAGAGTCGCACTATGATTCTACGGAACCTATGCGCCAGAGGATGCAGGACGACCACGCCCTCTACAGGCTTGAACCATATGACGCGGGCGAAGGATATCAGGCGTACACGAGCAATGACCCGCAGACCTATGCAGAGAAAGTAATCGGATGGATCACCGGCGCTGATATGACCGTGAGAATTCCGTATGACGGCGGGGATGATGAGGACAGGGAGCGGAACGATATGAAGGAACGCTTCCTTATCGGGATGCTCAAAGCAGCAGACGAACGCCTGTGCAGGATGATGCTCCCTACCCTCCGAGACCAGATAGCATGGTATGTCGCAATACGTGGCTGGTACGCAGGGAGAGCACTCCTCGCAAAACGGGAAGATGGATCGACATACGTGGACATCACTCCGTGGGACCCGCTCCATACATACTGGGGAGTGGGAGCAGACGGACTTGACTGGGTATGCTATAAGGTTCCGAAGACAAAAGAACAGATATTTTCCCAGTATAACGTGAAGGTAGACTGGGAAGCTCAGTATACAGCAGACGGCATATGCGTCTATGACTTTTATGATAAGGAGATGAATACGATCCTTATCCATAACGGCTCAACGTCACGCCCACTGACCAGGGTGGTGAAGAAACAGACGCGCCACGGCGCAAACCAGGTTCCGGCATTTATTGGCCCAATCGGGGCAAACCCATATATTGTTTCCCTTTCACAGTCGAACATGGAAGATACTATCGCCGATGTCGGTGAGTCCGTGTTCCGCTCGACAAGGGATCTCTATCCGAAACACAACCTCATGATGAGTACCATGCTTGAACTGACAGCACGTTCACGACGGCAGGGACTTATCGTGCGTTCCCGCGACGGAACGAAATCACTGGATGAAGACCCGTACCTTGAAGGGTCTGAAATATCACTCGCTCAGAATGAGAACGTGGAACCACTCGGGCTCCTTGAGATGTCGAGAGAGACAGGGGCGTTCATGTCGCTCGTATCTGGAGAGATGCAGCGAGGCTCTATCCCCTACTCGGTCTACGGTGAAGTGCCGTTCCAGCTCTCTGGGTTCGCGATCAATACCCTGAGACAGGGCGTTGAAACAATCGTGAATAAATACCTGAGAGGCACGGAGCGGGCATACCAGATGATCTTCAACCTGATCTCCGATCAGTACTCGGAAGGTTCCTTTAAGTCTATGGATGTCTCCGGGATGGACAGGAACCGGGTCTACTTCACGGAGACTATAAACCCAAATGACCTGAAGAAAACGGGACAGCCAGTGGTCAACCTCGTCGGGCAACTCCCGCAGGACGACATGGTGAAGTTCTCGATGGCGCAGATCGCACGGGAAGGACCAACCCCGCTGCTCTCCGACCAAGCAATCAGGGACAGGATTCTTGCAATACAGGATGCTGACCAGATGAACGATTCCATCAATGAGCAGCTTGCAGAACGGATGCTTCCTGAAGCTGCACTCTGGACACTGCTCCGCTCGGCGGAGAGACAGGGACGTGATGACCTTGTTCAGTTCTACTCAAATGAACTGATGATGATTCTTATGCAGAAACGGAAAGCGGCAGAGGCAATTATCTCTGGGCCGCCTTCTCCTGGTGGCGCACCGGGCGGGCCGATGGGAGGACCACCTCCTCCGTCACCCGATGGCGGACCCCCTGGTATTAACCCAGCAGTAATGCCGGGTGCAATGATGGGAGTCCCGCCTCCAATCCCAACACCACAGGCAGGACCACTCGTACCGCCCGGGACTCCAAGACCCGGCGCACAAGGAGGGATAATATAAATGCCTACTCACTACAGCAACATACCGAATATGTTTGGGAATTTACTTGCGGACTTAGATGAGCCAGATTTCCTAGCTGGGTATGAGGTCGATGAGGAGGAAGATCTTGTCTACGGGTTTGAGTACGACGACCTTGATCTGGCAGATTTTGAGGAAGATGCGTATTTCACGGCATTAGATATTTTAGATGCTGATTCTGCTTTCATGAATAATCTTATGGCTGAAGCAGAAGCAAGGAACGTTAGCATGGGGGCGGCGAGTGCCGCAATGGAAGAATATAATGCAGCTCAAGAGGCCCAAAAATGGAGTGATGCTATAGATGCGGCGGGCATGAGTACAATGGATCAGGCGAGGGCTGAGGCACTCGCCGCTCAGGGCCTCGACTCCGAAGGGAATACAATAATTCCAATAGCAGACGTAGGAGGTTGGCACGTTGGAGACTACTTCTACTCGTCAGACGAATACTATATGGACAATGGTAGAATTATCAGAAAGCGGTTGTTTGATCCGCTCACTCCTGTTATAGGTGCTCAGACCGCGGCGGGGGACCAAGAAGTAACTGGAGGCGGAGAGACAAGTGGTTCTCGACTACTGGGACTAATGGAAAGTCTTGAAAGTGAGTTATATGAGTCTCTTAGCGCAGAGTACTTGGACCCTACACGTGTTCACTTTATGACTGCTGGGTCTATCGCTAAAGGTCTTAATCGAGAAGAGTACTCAGATGAAGAGGTGCGTGGGTGGTTAGACTCTGCATCTTTTGCAAGGGTCGCCTTTGAGCGTGGCCTGTCGGCATTTGAGGTGGAAAGTCTTAGAGATTCAATCTGGTCAGAGGGGGGCTGGAGCGACCTACCACCTTCAAGGGAAGATTTGCTAGAAGAACCAGAATTAGGGGGGCCGTTAGGTGATCCGTTAGAATACATTGAGGCCCTGGATTCGGATCCGGTAAGCACGATAGACCCACGTAATCTCGATGGTTCTGTGGATGATCCGACTAGTGATCCGTATTCGGCTGATCTGGCAGCACTGGGACTCAAAATGGATCAGGGTTTCTTTAACCTTGCAGACCTCCCCGAGTACGAAGGATGGATCCCAGCGTATCAGCGCACCCCAGAGGAGATGTGGGCTGGGGTTGAAGCGCAGATGGATCCCTTCTGGCAAGTTCGCACCCCTGCGAGGGAACTAGGAAGAAGGCTCCAGGCAAGGTATATGCTTGCGGCTCCTGAAATGGCTATGGATATGAGGGAGGGTGTTGATCCGACAATGGCGCAGTATTTCCGGGACTGGGCTCCCTATGCGGAAGGGGGATTTACTGGAACAGCTCCTAATTATTTTGCGTATTCAGATCCTAACGAGTTGATAACTCGTGCAATGGAAGCGGGAAGAGCTGGGATTACAGACCCGGGTAAATTTGTAGCTCCGCACGAAAGAGGGACCCCGGAGTTTGCAAGAGCTGCCTGGTTAAGTTCTATGTTCGGCCCTCAAGGAGGGGCGCAATCTCTCCAAAACCAGCGAGAGATTGCTGGTCTTCTTGCACTGCAAAAACCAACCGGTGGAGCTTATCGCGGGCAGTTTGGAAATGCCATACGTGGTGCTGTCGCTAATCTACAAAACAGAAGGGCTGCGCTGGGGGCTAATCCAGAATCATTCCTTAATTGGTTCGTATCTCCACCCCCGGGACAGGCTCCAAAGGTACTTCCCAGATATGGTTTAACAACTCAGATCGCACAAGAGGGTGAGAGGGGTTAACAGAAATTATGTCACATATACCAGGTCACATAGAACCAACTACATTCCAAGGGTTTAACCCAGGTTGGTGGCAAGAGGTTCTTGAACAGTCTGAGCCGGCACAGTATTACAGCTCCCCAAGAGGGCTTGGGTTTGCTGGGCGTAGCCCAAGGAGAAGAAGATTTTTCGGGGATGAATACCAGAGCATACTACAGGACTACTACGGCACTGCCGGAGCAGCCATGCGGGGCGGAAGCGCTCCTATGTCGTTTATGGATTTCCTTGAGACAGATCCGTGGACCGCACGGTATTCTTCATTACCACAATCAACACGAGGAGTGACAGGGATGGCCTCTAACCCAAGGACGAGGTTCCTGTTTAATTACTAATGTCGACAGAGAGAGACGAAATACGGGAGAAGCTACGTAGGCTCAGGGGTGAATCCACCGCGAAGCGTCGGGATTCTGGTGGCGGCTTCGGTTCAGCTTTGGCTATAGAACTCCCAGATATAAATCTTGGGGAAGCAGCGCAAAGCTTCCTGCGTTTTCTCGGACAGAGTGCTGACGCTTTAATCAATCCGCGCATTGTGCCTCCAGCAGATTCGGTTATGAAAGTAGCTGGCGAACCGCTATTACCTAAAGTGGTAGAGCCCATTTCGACTCCCTTACGGTATGTTGCGAGAGGGGGAGAGCTGGGCGGTATGGGACTTGGAGGAGAGGTCCTTAGCCAGTTATTGAACCCTTACGAACTTTTCCCTTACGACTCTGCAAAACTAAGGGAGCAGATTGGGGAAGAGTCTGCGATTACCTCATTCGCAGACTTCTTACCAGACAGAGAAAAGTTACCTGAAGCGAGAAGAGCATTCAATGAACTGCGAAAGCAGGGAGACTGGGATGCCGGGATGACAGCCTATAAGGATATACTTGATGCTGGGCCTGGGTATTGGGGAGCGTCTGAAGTATTAGCGGCTGCTCTTCCCACAGGGATTCCGTGGGCTGCCGGCACAGGACTTCTAGCCAAATCAGCTCCAATTGCAAGGGGGCTGTCTCAAGTAGCGCCATCTGCTATCAGGCCCACAGTTGCGAGAGGGGCCGAGAGAGGGGTGCGGGGAATAGGGCATGCCTTACGCGCTCCGTGGGAGGCTGAGGAGGCATTCGGGAGAGGATTAGTAAGGGGAGTCAAAGGGGTTGGGAGAGGACTTGGCCTTCTAAGAAGACCAGGGTATACTAGTGCAAGCAAGTTAGGGAGGACACGTTATGAGCAAGGAATCGACGAAAGCGGCGTTCCAGAAGGCGTTCTCGACACATATGTTGCTGAACCTCGATCCAGAGGAGTGGGATTCTTTGAGAACCTATCGGAAGTCAGAAGAACGCATCCGTATGGAGCAGCAGTTGAAGTCAAAGACCCAGCCTTCTACTCTGACCCCGCCACAAGACTCTATCTAACCCCTGATGATACCGCTGGTGTTGCTGTTACTCCTGATGGCGACCTTGTTTCTGTTTTTAAAGATATAGCATCGACACAGCGGATAGACCCTCTTCTCAACGAAGCATCGAAGGTGTCTAGAACCCTTGACGCTTACGACATCGACGCAATGC